TAATTGCTGTTACTTTTTCTTTTGGTTTAAGCACAGTGCTGTTCAAGATAGTATCGTCATACTCAGAAAGGTTAGCGTACTGAGTTTCTAAGTCTACAAGGCGAGCCTCTTTAAGCTCTGTAATCCTGGCCTTCTCTGCATCATCAAACAAGGAGACAAGCTCTTTCCTAGCTGTCTTCTTTTCTTTAGGCGTAAACTCTGCAAGGTTTGCATCATCAAAAGCATCGACATAATCTTTGGCTTTCTGCTTTCTTTGGGCAACAGTTAGACTTTCATCATCAATAATCTGCTGTGCGCCACCATTAACCTGAGCAACCTTAGAATCAAACTCTAGCTTCAATCCATAAGTGGCAAGCTCTTCCTGATCCGTTGCGCCAGACGCAATAAAGTCTGGGACTATGTTTGTGTTAAAGTTCTCTTGCAGCTCTTGAGCGCCTTCCATATCTCCAGAGGAGATAAGATTAAGAATGGTATTTTCATGCAAACTCTTCTGCACAGCCCAAGATGCCTTGGATTGGTCTAGCTCAATCTTCTGTTGGGCCTTAAGTACAGATGCGCCCTGTTGTCGGCTAACAGTGCCAAAGTATTTCTCAACACTCTCTTGCAACTCTAATGGCACAGAACCTTTTATGCCGTCATAAAACCCTTTAGACTTTGCGGTAAAATCTTTAATGTTGCTTGGATTATCTATAGCAATGTTAGACAGACCTGAATTAATGTCTTCCATGATCCCTGTCTTATAGGTGCTCATAGCAGCGGCATTATATTGGTTGCCACCAAACTTAGCAGCAGACATCATCTCAAGCTCGCCACCAGTCTCTAAAGCCTCTTGAGCAGCCTGTACGCCTTCCTCAGCCCTTTTAGCCTCAATTATGGGCACACCTATAGCCATAGTAGTTTCACGCATCTGTTGGCCTAAACCAGCCAATGCTCGCATCTTGTCAGCTTCAGACGTATCTAGTGCAGTAGGGGTGAACTTACCGTAAAAGCCAATTCTTTCTTGTCGGGGTTGTTTAGCCATTACTATATTCTCTTAATATCGGCTGCGCCTGAAAGAAGTGTCCCAGCAGCAGCAAAGTTACTTGCAGATCGAGCAGCAGCTCCTTGTCGGCGAAGCTGGGCTTGTTGGAGTCGGTCAGATAGGCCTAGCATACCTTCACTTAGCGATATGTTTTTTGCACTTTCTAATGCAATACTAGCTGGCGTTCCTTCTGCCTTAATGCCAGACACACCCATACCTACAACGTTGGCTGCTAAGGCTTTATTGAGTTTCTGTTGGCGTTCTAGCTCGCGACTCTCAGCGGCCAAACGTTCTTGTTCTGCTTGCTGTTTAAGTGCAGACTCCTGAGCCTTACCTGCTTGAATCTGACCATACGCCTGTACTCCGGCTCCGGCTGCAATTAAGGCTGCTGTAATATAAAATGCCATTTAAATAACCTCTCGCTCTACTAGAGCCGCTTCTATTTCATCAATATCTGTTAAGTGTGTAGGATGATATGTAATCCAAGTACACCCTGTCTCACTGTATATAACGCGCTGAGTTCCTGGAATTGTTTCGCCCAAGTACGGAGCTTTAATGCTTTCCCTTTCGGTAGTGCTTGACACTTCACACTCACCAGATACAACGCTGTAAAAGTGCTTGCTTTTATGCGTAGCCCCCACAACAATGCTGCCTGGAGGCATTACCATTTCTCTTGCATACATTCCGTCAGAGAAGTGGTGTCTTGTTACTATAGGCGCTTGTGGAAATTCCTTCATTATTTCTTGCAACTGATAAATACTATCTTGGGTTACAACATCATTCATGAAGACTCGACCTCATATTCAATCGCTTGCAGGTGGAATGGCGTAGGATCGGGTACTGTGATTTCAGGAGCAACATCAACGCCCCAGCCATTGCCGCCATTGTTGTCTTCTATGATACCAGTTTTTGGCGTAAAGGATGTGTTCAGTGGCGTATTAGGGGCCGCACCAAACTGCCTAATTGCTACAGGATTTCCGTCAACATAAACTCCGGCAGTCTCATGCACCCTTAAGTTCATTCTACAGATTTTCTTTTCGCGCATACTATTTTGACCAAGACGAGTACCAGGACTGGTATTGACAGGCATAGTCTTGACTTTAACGTTGAAGTTCAAACCAACCTCTATTTCCCTAGTACCAAATCCATCTAACTGCTCTGCTGTAATTATAACGCCCCATTGATTATTTGCCTGAAAAGATACTGTTTGATTAGGAAGCACATCACCATCAGCTAAAATGCTAACTTCATACCCGTCCAATCCATTTCCTACATCAACTATTACATCACTTCCAGTTTCAGTAACTGTAGTTTTTAAACTACTTTCTAAAAGGTAATCAAAGCTCCATCGCTCAATATTATAGTAGTCAGCGATACCTACTTGGCGATATACAATTAAATAAAGATAGTCGCCAACAGCAGAACATGACATCAATGTGTTTTTCTTAGTTGCGTCTGTTGGGGATGCGTATGGAGTCCATCGAGTAAATCCATTAATGTCTTGCGCCCTCATGGTATTCAAGACAGCACCAGTTCCATCTTCGTTGATAAGAAACACCCAGTTAGCATCTTCAGTAGTAGTGCCTGACAGAAGAGCCATGTCCTTGGGGTTGTTAATTAACTGAGAGGAAAGAACTGATATGTCATTGGATGTGTAAGCATCTTCATTAAAGCTGAATACATATTGACGTAACGTGTTGCCATTCTTGTCCACAAACAAAGTAGCACCGTCAACAGACTTTACCTCTAAATTAAAAGATCCATGCTGAGTTTGCGCTACAACTTCAATGGTAGAGGGGGTAAAACCTTTAAGCAAAAACTCTGAGCCAGCACAAAATATCTGCAACCCACGATCAGGATTAATATCTACAATGTCAGTCAAACCACGTGAATCAATAGTTACAAATATTCCCTCATCATCTTCGCCTTTTTCGCTAAAGAAATCAAAATAACTCCCTGACCTAGAAGCAATCAAACTTTGCGATTTAGACTTTGTTCCGCCCAGCCACAGCCGGCCTTCATTAAATACTCCAATCTTAGGGTACCCCCTAGTTGCAGACCATACATCTTCAGCTCTAGGGCTGCCCTGCTGAATTATTGCAAAACCAACGCTATCATTTGAACTGCCACTAGTGGGGAATGCAGAAAACAAATTGTACTCACCCGCAGAGGCATCTGCCATTGTAATCCTGTATGTATGCGTAGCTGTTCGCGCAACAGTTATACCTGTAAATCCAAAGACAGGCATTTCTTGCAAACCTTTAGCTAAATTAGATTCAGTAGCGGCTATCTCATCAGCACCATTATCACCACCGTAAGTAATATCTTTGCTAGCAACGCCATTAACAACGACTCGATATTGCTCACCCTCAGCAAATCCTGAAAAACTTGCGTCCTGAATTGCTGATACAGGCGGAGGACTTAAATTGTCGTTATAGTCATACTGGGGGACATTGGCAAAAGGAATGTTATCTACTACAAAAGAATCTGTCTCATCAGTCCCATCAAAAATAATCCGTATTGACGGATAGTCTTCATGGAACATTAGCATGACACCTTCTGTTTGCGCGTCTCTTACGGTAGGTATTGCTGAAGCAGCATAGGGAACAATAACATCAGCAACATAAACAGTATCTGGGCTAGACGCATTGGGAGTCCTGTAGAACCTCATGTTGCCAGCCGTTAATACAGCAAGATAGCTTTTATCAGGCCCGTATGCCCAATCAAACGTTTTGGCCTCCGTAATCCCAAGTGACTCAACCTTTAACCCAAACTCTCCAACCTTTACTCTGTATCCTCCAGAAGCAGGAATTATTGCCGTAAGCCTCCAGTAACGTTTGGGTGTGTCTGTTATGTTGAACCTAATGTTTCTTGGAGTGACGTTGTTGATCTCCATTGATGTCGCGCTAGGGCTAACATTAGTCCAGCTAACAGCATCATCAGAGTATTGAATGGTTATTGTTGCGGATTGCTCTAGCCCATTAGGCGAGGCTTGATCAAGCGTAATGTTTCTTACATCAACAAACGTCTGCTGCAAAGGGACAGAAAGATCATACTGAGCCACAACAAAACTAGCGCCAGTATTAATAACATTAGTTACGCCAAATGTTTCATCATTGCCGTCATTAACATTAGAGCCAGTGCCTCCGTTGGGCATAGTTGGATTATAGGTTTGTTGGCGAACAAGGGTGCGAACAATCCCAGAAATATGTTCTGTTCCAGGTCTACGCTTAACGCCACCTTGCGGTACGATAACTACGTTTTCAGCCGACTCTGCGCCCTTGTAATATTGATCAAGATCGGTACGGCCTGTTAGTAACGGTGACAACTCACCACTAGCAAAGCTGGTTTGCCGAAATTGTGACTTAGGCATTAGTACCTCACATTAATAAAGGGTTGATCCTGGATGGCTGTTTGGGGGTGCTGCTGAGAATCGGTAAACCTAGCCATGCGACTAGCATTTAAATACTGCCGGCTCAAAAGTTCCATAGAAGTTGCGCTGTCGCGAATGGATGGAGCAAAGTCCATAGCCAAGGCGTACTCGACCATCTTGGAGAAATATACGGGCCATTCAGACTCGGAGACATTAGCAATATAATCGCAATATAAAGACCCACTGTAGTTGCAGTAAACTTTGTCACCAAGAATTTGGTATCTGATGCTTGGGCTTAATTTAATTAAAACAAGCATGTCAGTAGGAAGCTGATAGATGGACTGCCATTCAGTGCCTACAGGCTCCTCGACAGTTAAAGACAATTGAGCTTGTCTACGGGCAAAGCCCCATCGGAATTTTGAAAGTTCGTTTTGTACAATATTAT